CAGGAATCTGCTGTAAACAAGTGTGGCATGACCACGCTAAATGGAAGTGGCCCACAAAAGTTCAAATTATACGCACCCGCACAATGCACACACAATTTGTATGTTGCGTTGAGAAAACGAAATTTGTCATATTCGTTCAACGCAAACAAGATTCCGTTCATATGCATGGAGATGGTTTTTCCATTGCTTTTTGGCGGCATCCGCATTGCTCCATTGACCCTAGAACAATATATTGACGAGAGAAAAGGCACGAAGAAGGCGCTATTTAAGAGAGAGAGAGGCGACGATGGTCAATTTGTGAAACGAGGCTACAAACGCCCCTGTTTTTACAAAACTTCAAAAATTTTCATAAAAGATGAATTGTTAGCGCTTGACAAAATAGCTCGCACAATCTGCAACACTCTAACGAGCACAGCTTTGGTAACGGGCCCTTGGGTTAGTTCTCTCGAACATTCCCTGAAGAACCACCCCAATCTCATGAAAGGTTTAATGCCACAAGAAAAGGCCAGGAAGTTTCAACGCGCTTTTGAACGCGTGTTTCCAGGTGGAGTAAAGGGTATTGTGTACGGCTATGATGGAAGTGCATGGGATAAAAGCATCCAAGGCACCTTGACATTGTTGGAAATTCATTTCTTCAAGAAGTTAGGTATGCCAAAGAACATTTTGCGATTGGTGTATAAATTAGCAAAACACCACATTTTTAAAGTGAAAGGAGGTCGTGTAGAGTTTTCATGGTGCCGCAAGTCTGGAAACACCGAAACTAGTATAGGAAATGCCATCCTAAATCTAACACAGCACCTGGGAGCCATTCTTTTTGTTTTACGTGGTCTCACTAACGATTGGAATGCCGCTTTCTTGTTGCTAGAAGAACGTTTCCACATGTGGGCTGGGTTCGCTGAAGGTGACGACTTTATTGGATTATTTCGTTCGTCATTATATCACCCCCTCCCCCATGATGTTGCTGCAGAGCGGCTTCGTTCGTTCTTGCATGCCACCGGCATCAAACCTGAATTAGAAATTACTGATTCCACATCTCTTTTGTCGCCAGAGTTCTGTGCGATTCGATTTTATCGTCAATCCCCCCACTTCACAGCCGTGCCCGATATTCAACGCGCCATTCTCAGAATGAGCAACACAACAAAGTGCCCGAAATTTCTTCCCGGCTCAATGGTTAAACTCAAAGCAGCAGCTATGATTGTTTTATGGCCTATGTGTCGCCCGCTAGTCACTCTTGCCAAGGCTATGTTGGATAGATTAGAGAAAGGTAGAGTAACCCA